GGCTAGCCCACTAACATATAAGACCATTGTTCACTTCCCACAACCTTTGCCTCTAGATAAGCTAATTGTTTTGAATGAAATTCAAATGAAGATGCAGTTAAACCTAGAAAGCCGTGAAGGTGCTCTACGTCAGCTTGGCGAAGAGTTCCCAGCAGAGAAGCTAGAAGAAATTCGTCAAGAGCTTATTTCTGATGCTAAGGCTGATGGAGCTGTTGCTTTGATTAAGCAGCAGATCAACTCAGCCATTACTTCGTTAACAGGCATGATGCCAGATGGTACACTTCCTCCAGGGGCTGCTCCAGGTGATGGAACAGGTCCAGGACCTCTTGGACAACCAGGAGTAGTAACTCCATTTGAAGAACAGACTTTGGCTCAGATGCAATCCGAGCTTGTCACAGAAGCCTACGGAACTAAGATCCCGCAGTGGCGTTCAGGTGATGAAGCTGGTGGATCAGACGATGGGTTCAAAGGACAAACAGATTAACTTTTAGGCTGTAAATACTATAAATATTTGACAGACTATATACCAAACTAAACCGCAGGTCATCGTGGCACTTATTCGGACAACGACCTCTTAAACCTAAAGGAACAATTATGTCAGAACAAGCATCTCCAGTTGTAACTGATGCAGTGGCTCAAGAAGCTTTCCACATGGAAGCTAAAGGAACCCCGGCTCCTACAACAAATGAAGCAGTGGCCTCTTCACAGTTCGTAGAACAGAAGAGCTACACAGAAGAAGATTTAAAGCGTGTACGTGAGCAGGAAAAAGGAAAGCTCTATGACACAATTGAATCTCTTAAGGGAGAAGTAAATCTTCTCGCTAAAGATCGTGAAGAACGTTTAGCTGAAGCAGAGCGCCTACGCAGAGAAGCAGAGGAAGAAGCTCGTAAAAAGGCTGAAGCTGAAATGGACACACGTGAGCTTCTATCACTCAAAGAAAAAGAGTGGCAAGATCAGCTTGAAGAAGTACGCAAGGAAAACGCACGCAATCTCGCGTTAGTAGAACGTGAACGTCAGTATGCATCTCTTACAGAGTATCGTAACCGTCGCGTTCAGGAAGAACAGGATAATATTATCCCTGAGCTTGTAGATCTAATCTCAGGAAATACTCCTGAAGAGATTGAACAAAGTATTACTGGACTTAGAGACCGATCCTCTAAGATCCTAGATTCAGCATCACAGGCATTGCAGAGTGCACGTCGTGAAATGACAGGTACTCGTCCAACATTGCCTCCAACCATGGAAAATAATTCGGACCAACAACAGTTCTCAGCGGAACAAATTGCCGCTATGTCGGTTACTGAATACGCAAAGGTTCGTGATCGTCTCGGAATGGGACGTGGCGCGGACAAAGGAATCTTTGGTTAAAAACTAAATAGCAAGTACCCCCACTCAAACATATATGAACAAGGAGTAACACCGACATGGCATCAGCCGTAACAGGTACCGGCAATCTAGCCGCAGCACCTACAGCATACTCTGGCTCAAACAGCCAGCTAACACAAGCAATTCAGACAATCTGGTCGAAGGAAATCCTTTTCCAGTCAATGCCTATTCTACGCTTCGAGCAGTTCGCTGTTAAGAAGACAGAACTAGGAGTTGCACCTGGTCTCCAGATCAACTTCATGCGTTACAACAACCTCGGATCAGCATCTTCACTAGTTGAAGGTGTCCGTATGTCAACAAACGCACTTACAGCACAGCAGTTCTCAATCACAGTAGCAGAGCACGGCTTTGCAATTGCTGTATCAGAGCTACTACTTAACGCATCATTCGATGACGTTATGGCATCAGCTTCACGTCTTCTCGGACGTAACATGGCCCTATACCTTGATGGTCAGGCTCGTGACACACTTATGGCTGCTTCATCAGTAATCTACGGTGAAGATCGTTCAGGTCTATACTCATCAACTGCTAACGCAGCTGGTAACAACCTTTACGCATACGGCACAAACGGTACATCACGTGCTTCAATGACAGGTAACTTCAACCTTTCAACACGTACTGTTAAGGACGCAGTTGAGACACTTGCAACACGTAACATCCCTCGCCTTGGTGAGACATATGTTGCGTTCGTTCACCCACACCAGAGCCGTAAGCTTCGTGACAACTCAGAGTTCATCGAAGTAACAAAGTACGCAGCTCCAGGTAACTTCATGCTAGGTGAAATTGGTCGTCTATACGACACAGTATTCATCGAAACAACTCAGATCGACAAGGTAACAAACGGTGCTGGTACTAACTACACTGCTGATACAGCTGTTGCTCCAGAGTCAATCGTCTACCCAACTGGTGGTGGATACACAACTCCTGTTCGCAAGACAGGTAACGGTAACGCAGACCGCTACTCAGCTATCTTCATTGGAGATAACGCATTCGGTCACGCAATCTCTCTTCCAGTAGAACTCCGCGATGGCGGTATTCTAGACTTCGGTCGTGAGCACGCACTTGCTTGGTACGCAATCTACGGTCTTGGTCTTATCACAGATCAGTCTGTAGTTATCGCAGAAACCAACTAATTTAACACAGTGGCCTGGGGGAGCGAAAGCTCCCCCAGCTACTACCAAACTAAACTACAAGGAGAACACAAATCGTGTCAAAAGCAAAAGTATCAGATGTCACAGGACGTCAAAGAGAAGAACAACTTAAGGCAGTGGCTGAGCAGCAAGCTGCGCGGGCAAATGAAATTTCTATGGCAACAAGAGTACAAGAATATAAGGATGAGGTTGAAATTACAGACCTCACAGAAAACCCAGGGAACCCAACTATCATTGACGAAGTTGAAAGCGTAGGGGTTTCTCTAGCAGATGACCAGGTTGTTATCCGTGTTGCGGAAACACTAGAGATGATGGCATTTGGTGCAGGCAATTACTATTCATTCCAAGCTGGTAAGAAGTACAAGGTTTCTAAGGATCTTGCTCGCCACCTTGAAGAAAAAGGTTACCTGTCAAATAGATTGTAAGAGGACCTAGTTTTCCTCTAAAGACCGCTCAACTCCGACAACCGCCCTCCTGTCGGAGTTGAGCCTTTTAACCTGACTAATTTCATATTCTATTAGATGATTAGCACATTACCTATATGGAGGATAAATGACTGCCTCAGTACAACAGCTCTCAGAAAGACTAAGAGCAGAAATTGGCGACACAGCCAGAGCGTTTACTGACTCCTTTACTGGTGATGGTACTACGGTTAGGTTTCAACTTACAACCTACCCTGTTCAGGGATACACACTTGTTATCAAAGTAAATGGTGTGGACAAGTCCTCATTTGTAACCGTGGAAGAAGGCACAGGAGTAATTACCTTTGCTTCTACCCAGGTTCCACCTAACACATCTATTATCAGCGTAGTAGGTCAGTCATACAGATATTTCACAGATTCAGAGATCTCATACTATATCAACACAGCGTTTTTTCAACACGCAGCTCACACTACAGATCCTAACGGTTCACGAGTAAGCCAGGTAGCCCTGCTCCCAACTATTGATGAGTACCCTCTAGTTCTTTTGGCCTCAACTATGGCTCTTTACACTTTAGCTACAGACTCAGCTTTTGATATCGACATCATCTCACCTGACGGTGTTTCTATCCCACGTTCAGAGCGTTTCCGTCAGCTCAATGAGATGGTAGAAATTCGCAAGAATCAATACAAGGAACTTTGCGCAATGCTTGGTATTGGCATGTACCGCATTGAGGTTGCAAGCCTTCGTCGTATTAGCCGTCGCACAAACAAGTACGTGCCAATCTATCGTCCACAAGAGATCGATGACTGGTCTCTACCAGACAGAGTTACCTTACCTATGCCGGACTACGGAGACATCACTCCTCCTACTCCAGTTCTTACACGAGACATCTCGATGTACTCTGGAGACGACTTCACTATGAGGTATCAGTTTGGATTTGACCTTACTACGTATACCCCTAAGGGACAGATTCGTCTGTATACCCAAGGAGACTTCGCACAGGTTGGCCCAGTACTGCTTGCAGACTTTACTATAACAAAGTACTCTGTAAATAACAACAGTGTTCTAGACGGTCTGATAATTTCTCTTCCTGCAACAACTACAGAAGATCTACCAAAGACATGCTATTATGATATTCAAATGACTGGTGCTGACGGCAAGGTTAAAACATACGCCACAGGTAAGGTCTTTACTCAGAAGCAGGTGACAATTTGAGCCCTATTTGGCAGCCTAATCCGGCCTATGGCCTAGAGATTCCAGATATTACTACCATCATAGAATCTCCTGACGTTGTTCTTTCAGATCCAAGTACAGAGCTTCAACAGCTGGGGTACGTCTATACTCAGAATACACCTTCTGCTACATGGACCATTTCTCATAATTTGGCCTTTCACCCTAATGTTACTGTAGTAGACTCTGGGGGTAGTGTTGTTGAAGGAGAGATTTCTTACCCGAACCCTGCTACAGTACTGCTAACGTTTAGGTCAGCCTTTAGCGGATCAGCTTACCTATCATAAGGAGATAGTGAATGGCACGTAAATTTTTAACCCCGATTGACTTAACCAAAAATGAGCTTCAAAATGCGGTTATTCAAAACCTGGCTGCTGATCCATCAACCCCTGTTGCTGGTCAAGTTTATTACAACACAGTGGCCAATGAAATGCGCATTTACAATGGCGTCTCAT